AAGTATAAAGTATGCAACACCTGCAGACGCAAGAGCAACAGCTGCTAAAGTTAAAAAAATTAATAAACCATATGCTCGTAAGATACAAATACTTACAGTTATGGAACAAAGAAGTAAAGTAGCAGGTAAGTCACAGCAAGCTGCAATAGCTAAAAAAGCTAAAGAAAGTTTAAGGAAAAAACATGGCAATAAAAAAAAGTCAACAAAGTCTTAAGAACTGGACTAAACAAAAGTGGAGAACTAAGTCTGGAAAGAAATCTTCTAAGACTGGAGAAAGATATTTACCTGAAGCAGCTATTAAAGCTTTATCTCCTGCAGAGTATGCAGCTACAACTAGGGCTAAAAGAAAAGGCACAAAGAAAGGTAAACAGTTTGTAAAACAGCCTAAGAATATTGCAAAGAAAACCAGGAGATATAGATGAGTAAAAAAGATTCAAGATTAGCAAGAGCGGGAGTATCTGGGTTTAATAAACCTAAAAGAACTCCTAATCATCCTAAAAAGTCACATATAGTGGTGGCTAAAGAAGGAGATAAAATTAAAACTATTCGGTTTGGGCAGCAAGGTAAAAAAGTTGGTACCTTATCAGGAACTGCAGGTAAACCAAAAGCAGGAGAATCAGCTAGAATGAAAGCAAAACGTAAATCATTTAAAGCAAGGCATGGTAAAAACATACGGAAAGGTAAGATGTCTGCAGCTTATTGGGCTGATAAAGTTAAGTGGTAATTATTAATTTATCTAAACAAAAAAAATTTTAAATCGATTCCTTCTGGGAGTCTAACATGCAAAGGAACATACTATGGCTTATCTTAATCATAACATTCCCCCTTTTTCAGCGTACATAAGAAACGAATATCTTTTTGATCATACAAAGGGGCACGGAGAATTTACATTCTGTGATGTTCATTGTGTGGCCTCACTAGAAAGAAGATCTTTATTATTTGAATGCTTACTACCAAATGGTGTTAACTGGACTCGAAGACCTATACATTCTTTTGTTTGGAAAAAGGAAGCACCTAAACATGATTTAAATATTCATCAGTATTGGGATTGTTTTTCTCCATATGTTAATGTGCAAAGAAGAAATAGATTAGCTAACTGTAGAGCAGAGTTAGTAGATTTTAAAGGTGAAAAAAGAAAAGGCACATACATGTTTACTATTGACTGGGCTTGGGAAGATAAGTCATCTTTTTTAGATACAAACTTTTCAGAAGATCCAGAACATAAATGTGCTCACATGTTTAGAATGGATGAAGGTACTTTTTTTGCTTATCCTAATAATAGAATTATTTGGTATGATGATGCTTATATGGAAAAAAGATTAGATAAAAATCCAGGTTACCTGATAGATCAAACATTTTATACAGTCGAAAATACAAGAGAAGATTCATGGACAGATGATTCGTACATGACTCAATTTGAACGTGAGAAGTGAAGATCTTTTTTGATCACATAACAGGCAAGTTAACACATTACGATTTAATATACTCTTTAATACTTGCACAATTTGAACCAGAAGAATATGACTATGCTTTAGATAATGGTTGGATTCCTTTGTCTTGGTACTATACAAAGCTTGATGGTCAAACATGGATTAATGCCAGAAGTTGTAGATTAGATCTAACTAAATTTAATTTTAATAAAAACAAAAGATATAAATTAAAAAATAAAGAAATAACAGTTAAAATATTTGATGACTTAACTGATGAGTTGGTAGAAGTACTGGCATCTATTTATAGAAAATACATAAGACATAAAAAGTTTTATGAAAAAAATAATGAAGAAGAAAGTGAGGAGTTTTACAGAGATGACCCTATTGATTGGAGATATTTCGTTTACTATCATAATGACAATCCTATTGCTTTTACAGAGCTTATAACATATAACAAACACTTAATTACAGGGCAGTTTGCATGGGATTATGAAAATCCTAAATTAGGTATGGGATCTTACGCTACACTGTATGAAATTAAATGGGCAATAGATAATGGATTTGATAAATACTACCTATCATATGCCTATGAAAATAGTAGTTTATATAAATTACATTATGATGGATTTGAATTTTGGACAGGAAGAAAATGGTGCACAGATAAAACTATCTATGAAAAATTATGCAAGAATGATGATAGTGTTAAAGACTTAGTTGATTTAAATGAATCTCAGGAAAAGTATTTTGAAATACTTGACAAAGAATTATAATCAGTATATAATTAGCTTAAGATCGCCGAAAGGGATTGAAATTTAATTTTGCTTAACGGAGGAAATTATGATTAGATCATTAATAGATTGGGAACCATATAAACCATTTACTATAGGTTTCGATTCATTCTTGGACAGACTCACATCCATTGAAATGGACTCACCGAGTTATCCACCATATAACATTTACAGAACTGGAGACTTTACATATTCTATTGAAGTTGCATTAGCAGGCTTTGATAAAAAGAATATTGATGTAACCTACGCTGATAATACTTTAACTATCAAATCTAAAAAACAAGAAGAAAATAAAGATACCTTACATAAAGGTATTTCACAAAGAGCTTTTACTAGAAGCTTTTGTCTAGCTGAAGATATAGTTGTTAAAGATGCTAGGTTTACTAACGGTATGCTTTGCATAGAATTAGAAAAGATTGTACCAGAGGAGAAGAAACCTAAGACAATTAAAATTAAATAATTAACGTGCCCCCTGACAGGAGATTAAATGAGTGTACACACGTTTAAAAATAGAATAGATAAAGTGTTAACTGATGCTATTCAAACAAATCAAGAACAAGTTTCTAATGGTGCTGCTGAAGATTATGCTACCTATAAATACTTAGTAGGGGTTGCTCAAACCCTAGCAGATATGAAAAGCAGGATTCATGATGAATATCTTAAACAAATCAAAGCAACAGGAGAAGATAATGAAGATAATTGATGAAACTCTACCAGAACCATCTGGCTTTAGGATACTTTTAAAACCTAGAGAAATTCAAGAAAAAACAGCAGGGGGCATTATATTGGCTGACATTAGTAAAGATCATCAAGCTTTACAAACTAATGTGTCAAAGGTGTTGGCTATGGGGGCCGATTGCTACAGTGATAAAGGTAGTCAGTGGTGTAAAATTGGTGACTGGGTACTAACAGGAAAGTACATAGGACATAAATTTAGATATAATAATGAAGAGTACTGTATAATAAACGATGATGAAGTTATCGCAGTAGTTCCTGATCAAGATAAAGTTTCTGCTAAATAGACTTGCAAGTCGCAAGTAATTAGCGTATAATATTAATAATTAACAGCGTTTAACGTGGGTCGCACCCAAAGGAGGTCTGATATGATAGACAATGAGCAAACAGAACAAATTGAAGAACTAGAAGATGTAGTTATAGATTTGGCTGAAGATGAAGGCGAACAGCCTGAAGAGACTAGTGATACTGAGTCTCCAACCACTGAAGAAGCACAAGAGGAAACAGATACAAAAGAAGAGACAAACGATCAGGAAGTAATTTCTGATGACACGTCCGAAGAAATAAAAGAAGAATCTGAAGAACCTGAAGCAACTGAAGATGACTCAAAAAAAGTATTCGGCAAGAGGGCTGAAAAAAGGATAAAGCGTCTTGTCGCACAGAAAAAGGAACTAGAAGAAAAACTCAAAGCCGCAGAGGATGAGAAATATTCTTTACAAGCGAAGACAGATCAATTCGCTAGAGCATCTGCTCAAAACGAATTGGATTCAATTAATAACTATATTGAAGGCCTATCTAGCCGAGAAGAACAAGCCTTAACTGCTTTGAAGATTGCTAAAGAAAGTGGCAATGTTGAAGAGGAAATCAAAGCAACTGATACTTTAGCTACTGTTAAAGCCGAGTCTCTCGTTGCTAAACAGTATAAGGCACGAGCAGAATCTCGTGTACCAAAAAAACCTTCTGGCAATGAATCCAAAGAAGAAGCAGTTGCTGAACAACCACAAGCTCAAAGAGTGCCTGATAGAAGAGCGCTTGATTGGCAAAAAAGAAATAAGTGGTTTGGGGGCAATGAAACTTCAGACAGAATCATGTCACAGGCTGCAGTTCTAATTCATAAGGAAATAATAGAAGATGGTATTATGCCTGATTCAGATCCAGATGAATATTATGCAGAACTTGACGCTAGACTTAGATCGGAATTTCCAGATAAGTTTAAAGTGAAGGGAGCTAAAAAAGTTCCAACAGTTGTAGGCGGAACACGTGCAACCGTCGGCACATCCAAAGTTAAATTGAGTAAAACAGAAGTTGAAATGGCTCAAAGACTAGGGGTGGATCTAAAAGAATACGCACGCCAAAAACAACGCCAGAAATCGGCGGGAGGACAATAAATGACAAAAGCAACTCAAAGTAGTCGTACGACACGGGCTTCGACAACTCGTAAAAAAACTTGGGCACCTCCAGGTAAACTTGATGTAGGTCAAGAACCACCTGAAGGTATACACTATCGTTGGGTCAGACATGAATTATTAAATAATCCTGATGACGCAAATGTGAATAGCAGAATTCGTCAAGGTTATGAGCCAGTCAAACCAGAAGAATTAGGAGTAACAGCTCCTGATGTTTTGGACAAAGGTAAATATGAAGGCACTGTGAGATCAGGGGATCTTATCTTAATGAAAGTCCCACAAGAAATTGTAGATCAACGTGATGCTTACTATCAAGACCAGAGTAAAAGAATGGCCGCAGCTTATAACCAAGATCTAAAGAATGCTTCTACAGATCAAATGCCTGTCTCTGATGAGTCTAAAACAACGTATAGTACGGGTCCAAGAACAACTAAGTTCGAAGATTAGAATTTATCCAATTCTGGTCTTCTTTTTTATAAACAATTTTTTTCAAAGGAGAAAATTATTATGGCTGGATTTGGGCTATCACCCGTAAAACACATCAAAGGTGGTGTTGTCCGTTCTAATAACTTCACCGACGGAAATGGTTACAAGATTGCAGCAACTGCACCAACTGCCTATTTTGAAGGCGACTTGGTTACGTTGTCTGCTGGTTTACTTGTAACAGACATGGGCGCAGCATCACCAGGTGCTGTTGTTGGTGTTTTCTGGGGTGCAGAATATCAGGACAACTCTACAGGCGACGTAAAATTTGTGAGATCAATCGCAAATGGAACTGTTGCTAAAGCAAAATACAAAGCGTATGTCTATGACGATCCAGATGTTATGTTTAAAATTCAAGCAGACCAAGCAGCAACTCCAATTACGGAAGCTGAAGTAGGACACAACTGTCAAATCGTTGCTAGTCCAACTGGTTCTGCAATTACACATAAGTCTGGTTTAGTAGCAGATTCAAGTACTGCAGCAACTGGCAATGCAGGTTTTCCATTAGCTATCTTAGGTAGTGCGGAAACTGACATGGGTTACACTGCAGCTGGAACTACTATGGACGTACTAGTTAAAATCAACACTCATCAATTCGGCATAGCTGCTGGAAATGCTGGGATTTAATTTAGGAGGAATAACAAATGGCAATTACTAGAGGTCAACTCCTCAAAGAATTAGTACCTGGCTTAAATGCCATTTTCGGAACCGAGTACGCTCGATACGAAGATGAAGCGTCAGTACTATACGATCAGGAGTCATCAAACAGAGCTTTCGAAGAGGAAGTACTTTTCCCAGGATTTGGAGAAGCGCAAACTAAATTCGAAGGCGCAGGCGTAGCATACGCTCAAACAGGGGAAGGCTGGGTAGCTCGTTACACTAACGAAACAGTTGCTCTTGCTTTTTCAATCACTGAGGAAGCTATGGAAGATAACTTGTATGACAAATTATCTACACGTCTAACAAAAGCTTTAGCACGATCTATGTCGGCTGCTAAACAAACTAAAGGTGCAACAATCTATAACGATGCATTTACTGTTTCTAATGGTGGAGATGGACAACCATTGGTGTCTAACGCTCACCCACTACAAAACGGTGGTACTGCATCTAATAGACCAACTACATACAGTGACCTTTCTGAAACATCTTTGGAAAGTGCACTTATTGATATCGCTGGATTTACAGACGATAGAGGTCTACCAATTGCACTACAAGCAAAAACCTTACACATACCAAGACAATTGGTATTTGTAGCAGAGCGTCTGATGGCATCTCCATACAGACCTGGCACTGCAGATAATGACGTTAATGCTCTTAAATCTACTGGAATGATTCCAGGCGGTTACTTCGTTAACCATAGATTTAATGATCCTGACGCATTCTTCTTGAGAACTGACTGCCCTAACGGCATGAAAATGTTCCAAAGAACTCCAGTGGCTACAAGCATGGAAGGTGACTTTGAAACTGGTAATGTAAGATACAAAGCTAGAGAAAGATACGTTTACGGTTTTTCTGACTGGCGTGGTATTTTCGGTAACAAAGGAGCTTAATAAGCTTAATGCAAGGGGGGCTTTAGAGTCCCCTTTGTATCTTGGATTTAACAAATCTTACTGACTGACCAAGCAGACTATATAGAGACAGTAAGAAAATAATAGGGACTATATTTCCCAGAAGGATTAAAAATGGCAACAACAACTTTTACAGGCCCAATTAAAGCAGGATCAGTTATAAATACAACAGGTACTGCTGCTAATGGCAAAATGAAAAACGTAGGTTCTGTGTTAATGGCACAGGTTACTACAAAAATTTCTCATGATGATACATCTACTGCGTCAACAGGCGTGGTTATACCTGCAAACTCTTTTATTTTTGGAATGGAAGTTTATGTAAACGAACTATTTGCAAATTCAAATGGATCAACTACAACTTTAGATATTGGCACTTCAGCTGATCCAGATTTCTTTGTAGATGGTTTTGCTTTAAGTGCAACTGCAACTAGTGGTATAACAAACCCTCCAGCTGTTGCAAGATGGAGTAACGTTGGAACTAGTGATGTAGAAATTTTTGCAAACATGGCAACTGGTAACGCAACTGCTGGTGAGCTATTTGTTGTAATAAGTTACATACAAAACGCTAACGTATCATAATAAAATAATTTGAGGAGGCTTCGGCCTCCTCTTCCTAGGAGGATAATATATGGGAATTTCATTCCAAGGTGATGCTAATTCGACTAACATAGCAACAGGTGCAACAGGCACTAGTGCTACTAGTGATGGTCAAAATACAACAGCACACAGACAAAGACTTTTAGCTCTTTTATTAACAGCAGGAAGTAATACAGCTACGGCAACTATATATGATGGACAGTCTAATGGCGGAACTAAAATATTAAAAATATCTGCAGTTGCAAACACTAGCACACATATCAATATCCCTGATCAAGGTAAAGTTATTGATACAAATATTTTTGTAGAAGTTACGGGCACGTCTTCAGAAGCTACAGTATTCTGGAATTAATATGGCTACTTCACAATCTAATAAAGAAGCCATAATAGAAATAAAAGGCGAACTAAAATTATTGCATCAAAAAATAGATCTTATGAAAGACAATCATCTTGATCATATGGCTAAAGATATTGACAGATTAACTAAATTTGTTTGGGTAGTTGGTGGTACAGTATTTGCACAAATGTGTTATTTAATAGTTCGCTCTTTAATGTAAGGAGGACATATGGCTACTTCAGGTACCCATAACTTTAATTTATCACTGGACACTGTAATACAAGAAGCTTACGAAAGACTTGGTGATGCAGCTAAAGGTGGATACGATTTAGTTACAGCTAGACGTTCATTAAATTTATTAATGATTAAATGGATGAATGAAGGAGTAAATTTATTTACTTTAGATCTAGAAGACACACAAACAACAGTAAATCAAGATCACATTACATTTTCATCAAGCACTTATTCTGATGTGTTAGATGCAGTTGTAGGTGATGCTAGTGACACAGATATAGGAGATGTACCATTAGAAAGAATTAGCTATGCAGAATACTTAGCTATTCCTAATAAAGCTACTAAAGGTAAGCCAATACAATATACTGTAGAAAGAAACGCACAATATAATTCATCAGGAACTGCAAGTCACAAAGTTTTTTTATGGCCTGTTCCTGACAAAACGTATGTAGAGGGCGGAGTCACTAAAAGTGCTTATGTATTTAAAGCATGGATGATAAAATATCCTGATGATGTGGGATGGGCTAGTGCAGCTAGTGGACAAGCAACAGTGGGTGGTCCATACATAGATTATACACAAAACGCACAAATACCTAAAAGACTATTACCAGCATTGATTAGTGGGCTAACAGTAGAGTTAGCTAATAAAATGCCAGGCTCTGTAGACATACAAAGGCGACAAGAACTTACAGCTATTTATAATGAAGAGTGGCAAAAAGCACAGGAAGAGGACAGAGAACGAGCATCGTTTGTTGTTACCCCATCAGTACCTTATATATAAATTATGGCAAGATATACACGAGGAAAACATGCAGTCTTAATGGACGACATCTTTGGTCGCAAGATCAAATATAAAGATGCCAGGACTCAGTGGGATGGTAAGAGAGTATATAAAGGCGATTTTACTCCTAAACATCCTCAGTTAGAACCTCAGAAGTATATGAAATTAGATGGCACGGATGCTTTAAAAGATCCACGTCCTGATAATGATGGAGCTAATCAAACTATCACTGTTCAATTAGGATCTTTGCACGGTAAATTTTCTGGACAAATAGCAGTACAGCCACCACTTGAACCACCACGACTAGGTTTAAGTCTACTTGATACTCCTGTCACAGGACTTGAAGCTACTTCACAATTTAGTCTGCCTGGTAAGAAATCTGCTGAACCTGTAACAGGTATTGAAATGACATCTGCTAACGGTTCTACAGGGTTATTCTTTAACAGTACTGAGGTTCCTCCTTCACAACTCGCAACTAGTAGCCAAGGAACAATAGCACTTCTGCAAGCAGAAGAAGCTGACGGACAACAAGCAACATCAGGTCAAGGGTCGGTAACGTTTAGTTCAGCAGATCAACCAGATGGTTTAGAAGCAACATCTGCACAAGGCACTGTTGGATTCTTTATAGCACAAGTAGCACCCGTTACTGGTATAGAAATGACCGCTCAACAAGGCACTACAGAATTCTTACAAGCTGAGCCAGTGTCAGGTATTGAAGCAACATCAGGTGAAGGAACTGCAAATATAGTTTTAAACTTTACTGAAAATGTACCAGGTTTAAGTATGACTTCTGAGCATGGTGGTCCAGGATTTAGCTTTAATTCTGTGGAAGTACCGCCTGGAATACAAGCAACTTCACAACAAGGAACTATAGCTATTAACACCGCACACCCTGTATCAGGGTTGTCTTCTACTGCTCAACGTGGTACAATAGCTGTAGCATTCCCAGGATATGGTTTAAATCCTTGGGGTCACGGAACATGGGGTAACTAATGCAATTTACATACGTACAATTAAAACAAGCAATACAAGATTTTACAGAGAACGACTCTACTGAATTAACTACAGCAACAGGATCAGGCATTGCTCCTATAGATGTAATTATAGGTTTAGCTGAAGAGCGAATGTATAAAGAGGTAGATTTTACCAATGCTCAATTTACTACTACTTTGACCTTATCAGCTAACACAAATACAGTTGCTGTTCCTCAAGATTTAATATTTGTAAGATGGATTAGAACATCTAACGGGGACTGGGTATATCAAAAAGATGAATCATTTATACGAGAATATTGGCGTGCCCCCGCTACCACATCAGGAGACGATCCAGCTTATTATGCTTTTAGTAAGACCAATAAGAGCTATACGTCTTCAAACAGACATACAAATTTCTTATTTGCACCAACTCCATCGGTTGACAAAACCTTAGAGATCAGTTATAATATACAACCAACAGGTCTATCATCTACACAAGCAAATACCTATTTAGGAGATTACTGTGGAGATGCTTTACTATATGCTTGCTTGTTGGAGTCGGGTAACTTTATGAAAGTTGACCAGGGGCAGATGACAAGATGGCAGCAACTATATGAAAGAGCTGTCCAAACACTAGCTACTGAAGAGCAAGTAAGAATGCGCAATTCTACTCTATTACAGGGTGAATTAAATGAAATGCAACGAACAACTAAAAATAGATACTAAAAGGAGAATCTAAATGGCAATTACATCAGCAATAGCAACTAGCTTTAAAGTTGAAATTTTAAAAGGTGTCCATAACTTTACTAACAGTTCTGGAAATACTTTTAAAATAGCTCTAATTAAAGCAAACGCTTCGCAAACAGGTACTTACGGTGCTGCCACAACTTCTTACACTACTGTAACTGGTAATTCAGATGAGCTTCCTAATGGTAACGGTTATGCTACAGGGGGTGTTACACTAGTGAACACCACTCCATCATCATCTGGTACTACAGCTCACTTAACGTTTACAAACAACGCAACATGGACATCAGCTACATTTACTACAAGAGGTTGCATAATTTATAACGATTCAGCTACTGGTGATCCAGCAGTTATGGTTATTGATTTTGGAGCAGACTATTCCGTAGCAGGTGGTACATTCGAAGTACAATGGCCTACTAACGATGCGTCAAATGCAATTTTAAGAATAGCATAAGGAGTTAAATTATGGCATCAACTTGGTCAAATTTAGGTTTGCGTTTAATGGCTACAGGTGAAAATGATAACACCTGGGGCGCACAGACTAATGATAACTGGAATAGAATGGAAGATTCTACAGACGGTTATATATCTGTCGCACTAAGCTCGACAACACATACTGCAACATTTACTACACAACCGACATCTTACGCTTCTGAAGAAGGAAGAAAACGTGTCATCAATTATACAGGTTCTCCAGGGGGCACGTGTACGGTAACACTTCCTAATATTGAAAAGGTGTTTGTGGTTAGAAATAATACTGACCAGTCATTAATATTTACTGCAGGAACAGGAGCACAAACAGTTACTCTTGCGTCTGGCTTTGATGCTCAAATTTATGTAGATGGATCTGATGAAGTTCACAATTGTTTTGATGCACTGTCAAATGCTGTCCCTACAACTTCACAAGTAGTTACAGCATTATCAGGAGCTACACTAACAGGTGCTCTTACTATTGATAATGATCTTACACTACAAGGAGCAGCAGCTAATATAGTATTTGATGAGTCTGACAATGCTTTAGAATTTGCGGATAATGCAAAAGCAAGATTTGGTACTGGAAACGATTTAGAAATTTATCATGATGGTAGTAATAGTTTTATTTCAGATGAAGGTACTGGAGTATTAGCAGTTACTACTAACGGTACTGCAATACAATTAAATGCTGCTGGTGAACAAATGGCTGCATTTAATAAAGATGATGCAGTAGAGCTTTATTACGATAACGCAAAAAAATTAGAAACTTATGCGTCAGGTGTACAAGTAACTGGAAATTGTTGGCTCAATCAAGACAATGGAATACTTGCAGTTGGAGCAGGCACAGACCTTCAAATAAAACATGATGGTACAGATAATATTATTGACAACCATGCTGCTGATTTACACATAAAACATGGTTCAGAGTTTCAAGCAAAATTTATTAATGATGGTGCAGTAGAACTTTTTCACAATAATGTTCACATGTTTTCTACTACATCTCAAGGGGTTCAAGTTGAAGCTGACAGAAGAATAGAAATCGTTAATGGCACTAACTGGTCAGGGGAACAAGTTGGAAAAATAGAACAGCATTCTGATAGCATGTATCACCAGTATAACACTAGTTGGATTGCAAGAAATTCAAGTGGTAATAATATGTTCGTTCTTGATAGCTCGGGAAATGGTACTTTTAACGCCAACGTCACAGCGTTCTCAGACGTTCGTATAAAAGAAGATATTAAGACAATAGACAATGCTTTAGACAAAGTTTCTAAACTAAGAGGTGTTGAGTACACACGAAAAGAAACAAAAGCTAGAGAGATTGGTGTTATTGCTCAAGAGGTAAAAGAAATCGTACCAGAGCTAGTAAATATAGAAAATACTAAATCAGATATTAACCCAGAAGGTCTTGAAGATTTACACACAATGAAATATCAAAATGCTGTTGGTTTACTTATAGAGGCAATCAAAGATTTAAAAGAGGATTTGGATAATCATAAAAAGCATTGTACTTGTGGAGATAAATAATGACATTACCTTCATCTGGGGCAATATCAATTAACTCACTCGTTGGAGAATACGGAGGGTCTGCTCCTCATGCATTGAGTGAATATTATAAAGGTGGTGGCCTTGTACTTAATCATGCTAACAATGCAAACGTACCAACTTCAGGAACGATAGATTTAGCAGACTTTTATGGGCAAAGCAATACAAACCCAGCAGTTACACAGTACAACTATACTATGACTTGTGGAGGAGGCACTCCTGTAGGCGATACAGGATTTGATACTGCTGGCGCTACACATGGTACGAGCCCACAAAATTTTGGGTCACTTAGTAATAACCCACAATCAGGAAGCACTTTTGCAAGTGGTTTTAATCCTACAATTGTTTCTTGGCAAACAGTTCTAGCAGGTGGCAAGGCACCCACAACTAGCCTTATCTTTGAAGTCGCAGGTGCTTTTGCAAATAGTGGTTGGACAAGTCTATTCATGAGCTCAAGCGTCATTTTTTCAGGTACTGCCCAAACTATGACTAGAGCTTCTGCTAATTATACTCAGTTGGGTAGTAATACTGTTTGGAGATGGAACAATATTGTTTTTGCTTTTGGCAATGGGCAATCTGGAACTGTGAGTATTAACGCATGATTTTAGAATACGAAAAAAAACAGTCTATCGCTGTAGAAAACGGGTGTGAACACGTAGTTAATGGTGTTATTCGTTTTGATGATTTAATACGAACTGATTATACACCTACAAACTTTTCAGCAGAGCCTAAAAACTTTTTATTAAGAGATGGTCATATTGATTGGGATAAAAAACATTTAGATTTTGAATTAAATATGCACGAGGAATGGCTTGAAGAACTTGGGTATGATACAGAAGAATATTATGTCGATTTTAGTTCTCACAAAATTAAAAAAAAGAACCCATCAGTAGATGAAATGGTTATGAATGATGTTGAACAAACCGAGAGCATAAAGATATGACAATTAATTTTACAAATGATTTTAAATTTATTGAACAGCTTGACGATAGTTTACAGTTGTCTTTTGTTTACCATGAACACAATCCAGAAAAAAATAAAACTGGAGCATTGATGCAACGTGACTCTAAAGAAGACAGAGTTCACATGGATTTAAAAACAGTGCACCCTGATAGTGACAAGATATGTGTCAATGGCATGACATATATTCTTATTAAAGGAAAGATAAGAGCTACTTGGAAGTGGACTGATGAAGATGGTATTACTGAAGATGATATAAATGTATTCAAAAGCTATCACGAAAACCTAACGTGTTCTTCCATATTTGAAATAAATTATGATATGAATGCGAAAGAATTTACAATTGATATTGACTACAAACCTACCTTTACAGAATGGGAAGATCAGCCGTGTATTTATGATATTGACAGCTATTTTGCTAGCATTGAGTTTTTATCTGATGACGTAGAGCTTTTATGCGTAATGAGAAAAAATAATGTTACGGACTGGCAAGTTAAACAAACAGACTTGTTACCTGATCAAGAAATAACAGTTGATAAATCAGGAACTGATTGTTATGTTATAAATACTAATGACATTTTAATTAATGATACAGTTGCATATGAAAGAATAAAAGGTGTTATGCTTACAAATGATTCAGCCAAATATAAAAACACAAGCTCATCACCACAAAAAATATTGAAGTTTTATAAATGAAATATATAAAGTTTTTATTTTACTATTTAAAAAGTAAAAATGTAGAGACAAATCCAAGTGTAGATGTCTTGTTAGAAATAATTAAAGAGCTAGATAACAAGTCAGATAAAATAAATATTGCTAAGTTTGAAAAACATCCTATTGCAAAAAAATTATATAAGGAAGAACAACATTTATTAGATTACATAAATACACATGACTTTGAAGAAAATACATTTGGTTATGATTTAAAAGCATTTTGGTCAGAGCAGAGTGTAGATCTATTAAAAGAATATGCATCAAAGGTAAAACATAAAAACAAAGACAGAAAAAGATTTGGTGATTTATTTTGGATTCAACATGATATTATGCATTTCTTAAATGGTTATAATACAACACCTTTAGCAGAAGTTGCTGTCTTATCGTTTACTTTAGCTCAAGAAAAAAGATCTAGCTTTGTATTATTTATTTTAGCAGGATGGATTATTTCTTTTAAACACGGATTTATAAATGCAATAAGATATCCACGCATATGTTGGGAAGCATACAGAAGAGGTAAACAGTCAGAATGGTTTATGACTATCGATTGGAAAGAACATTTAAATAAAACAACCAACGAAGTTAAAAAGTTAGTAAATTTAGAGGAAGAACCAAAATTTTGGAATAAATTTTTAAATGAGTATATGCGTTTACATAATCATTTAAAAAAGAAAGCTGCGTAATGGGAACACTATTAAAACTATCACCACCATCTCCTGGTATAGTAACTGAAGTTTCAGACTATCAGGCACAAATGAGATACACTGACGGTGATTTAATTAGATTTAGAAATACTTTTCCTGAAAAGATTGGTGGATGGGAAGAAAGAACCGCATCTGTTG